CTAAATATGAATTAAGATTTAATCGTTTAATGAAAGATATTGAAAAAGATAAAATCTTAAAAAAAATACCTGGAAATCATACTGCTGGAATAGCATCTCTTATGATTAAAGATTTAAAAAAATATTTAAAATCTAACAGAAAGAGAGCTGCGTAATGAAGTTAGAAAACACAATAAGGTTTAAATTTGAATTTACACATTGCAAATCATATTCAAATATTTTTAACCACTTAAAATCTTTAGAAAAATTATTTAAAGATTTTAAAAAGTTAGGTGTAAAAAAGGATGGTGGAGAAGATGACGATTACCATAATTTTTATATTGAAACTTCCGATAAAAAAATAATCAATAAATTAAAGAAACTTGGTTTCAGTAAAGGAGCTGCGTAATGAATAAGAAAAAATACTACAAATGTGTTTTTGAATTAAATAAAAAAATACCTAATACAGATTTTTTATGTAAGGTAAATGAAAAAGGTTATGTAAGAGGTTTTTTTAATTCAAAAAAAGAAGTAATTGATTATGCAAAAACTTCTTCACTTTTTAAAAAAGTAATAACAGTTTTTAGTAATGAAGATGTAAATGAGCTTGCAAATCAAATTAAAAAAGAAATATTAAAGACAGATACTTTTCAAAAAGTTTCAACTAGGTTTATTAGATATAAAGCTGATGCTTTAGGAGATAATAAAAGATGTATTGGTTTAGATATGATGACTATAAGTTTATCTAAATATAAATTTTGGGATGTTAAAAAAGCAAAACAATATAATAAAATAAAAGAAAAAATAAAACAATTACCTATTATTAAAAAACACGATTTACGTTATGCTATTTTTGCTAAAGAAAATATACCATACGCATATATTACATTTGATAGATTATAGAAAGGAGCTGCGTAATGAAAAAAATAGAAAAAGCAATGAAAGATAAAGATATGAAAGCTATGTTTGCTTTCTATAAACATAAATATAGAGGTAAAGATTCTTTTAAACTTTATGTAAAAAACGTACTTGAATTTTTTAGAATTACTATGGATATTTATTGTTTCGGAGATCGTGTTCCACCTAAAAATTGTGGTAAATGGAATAAAATTGGAGAATGGGGTAGAGCTGAAGCAATCCAATATTGGTCTCAACTTTGTAAAATAAAATATAAAGATATTAACAAATATTTTTATTCAGTAGATGATTTTAGTCCCTATACTTAAAATGAAATTTTGGTTAGTTAAAATTAATAGTCATTATAACATACAAGCCATTACC